GCCATCGCCAAGGCCGATGTTTTCATCGGAAATCGCATCGGTGATGCACGACTCCCCGGCAACGGCGTCAGTCGGGACCACACGGGTGACGTACATGCGCGCCCCGCCATTGGCGAAGAATGCGCTTACACCGATAGGAACCCGAGAGTCTGAGGTGAACCCACCAAAGCCCCTCTGGAAGTCGTCGAAACTGGATACGAAAGTCGCGGCGTCAACCACTCCCATCTTTGTCCAGCCGAGAATGGCCATGGTTGAGGTGCCTACCCCATCAACCGACTGGCCCGTAGCCGAGGCTTCCTCGATAAAAACGCCAGGCGAAAGAAATTCAGCCACCGTATGCCTCCCGACTCAATGCGATGAAAGCGGAATTAGCGTGAATACCCAGAGGGCTATTCCTTCTTGCTAGAACCGCGTCGCTTTCGTTTTGGCTTGGAATCAGCATCTTGTGCTTTGGACTTCTGTTTGCTTTTAGTCTTGCTGTCACTCGGCTTTCGACTAGTGACTTGCTTTTTCTCGGCTTTTTCTTTCTTGTTCGCCGTAGAGTCAGCGCTCGACTCGGTGCTGACCTTAGCAGGGGTTTGATGATGACTGCTGGAAGTAACTGTTTTTGCAGCCGCCGGAACCACCTTTGGGGGCGGTGCGGGAGGAGAGCGACGCGGCCTCGGCGGCTTTGGGTCCTTACCCTTGTTAACCAACTTCTTCGCCTTGATGAGCCCCCATAGCTGGGCACTCATCAACTCAGGCTTCACGTAGACCCTGTCCTTTCCCTTGATAGAGAAGGAATCTCCGTTAGTCAGGGTTACTGGGGTGGCATTGCGTGAGGGGTTGTAGATGATGGGCATCAATCTCTCCAATCAGATTCATCAAACATTCGTGACAGTTACAGATGGCGACGAGCTGAGGGATTTCAGGACTGTCGGATCGTTCAAGTCCAACTCCGCCTCAACCCTCAGCGTCACATTGAAGTTGGTCTCCCTACCCGCAACATCAGGCTTCGTATCCAAGGCCGACGGACTCTCCATGAACGCCTCATAGCTACGAACATCGCCGTTGCTATCGTTGACATAGACAGCTGAGTAGGGCTGGTAGCGCTTCAGTGTGTACCGAAGCATTTCCATCGCCACCACCTTCAAATTGTTGCGATACCGGGCACGAATCTGGATCGTGTACAGAATATCGAATGGGAGGGCCTGCCCCTTCGCCTCATACGACGTAGAGCCAGTGGCAATCACGGCACCTGTGATTGGGTGAGTGATGGTGACCACCGTGCTTCCAGGCGCTGGGACTCGATACTGCTGGTTCCCCGGATGCCACCTACTCATCGCTGGAGTTATGTCATCTCGGCGAATCACAAAGGATGGCAAGATCTTCGGATCTATCGTCTCATCCGGGAACGCGAAGTACACCGGCACTCCCTCAAAGTCTGGCGGCGGGGAGACGCGCGGGAGATCCTTGATGATGTACTTGTCACCAACCGAATTGACTACGGCGCCAAAGGTCTCAACAACACCTCTGTCAAAGTCGGTCAACCAGACATCCCCAGTTCGCTCATTCTGCTTAGACAGAAGGCGTGGGACTGGCTCACTGAATAGGTCGTCTAAGACTGTCATCAGCCATACCCTAGCCGCTTTTGAAACCCCTTGTACTTAGCGGCCTCGTTCTTGCCAATCTTGTCCATTCGGGCTGGCCACCGCTTCCACCTCTTGGAGTTCGGATTGAACCAGGCTTCCCGGATCACCTTGTACCTGTCCGGCAACCTCCCAACCCCTGATGCCTTGAGGCCTCTGAGAGCGTTCCTCCAGATCGGCTTCGCCCGCTTACCCTCGCCACCGAACTCAAGCTCCAGAGCCAGCATCCCAACATCGGGAACAGCCTTGCTCTTCCTTCCGATGTGGCCAGGTTCCCCTACCTTCTTCTTCTTGACCTTTCGGCCCATCTCCCTGAGCTGATTACGAACCCCTATGAGACTGGATTTCTTGGCCTTGGCGGTGTTGTCCACCTCTCTCTTCGAGGCCTTCTTTTGAACGACGACAGCCTCCTTCTTGCTCGGCCAAAAAGGAATCGTGTCAGCCGTCCACGGGCTCGTGTCTTCCAGCAACTTGATGGCTGGATCAGGTCGCGAGAGCCTCTTCTTTGCTCTAACGAAGAGCAATGTCTTGCCGACATCGACCTTCTTTACCCGCCTGCTTTTCACGGGAGCGTGAACGACAAAGGCACTCTCTGTGCCCTTCTTGGTTCCACCCACCTCGCTGACTCGGAGGGCTCTCCTTAGCTCCTTGTAAGTTGCTCCGCCGGGTATCCCCTGCAAGATCTGCTCAAAGACCTCCTGTGCAGCCGCATAGGAAACCATCCGGTGCATAGCCTTGGCCCGGTCTTCCAGCTCCTTCGTAACCATCCGCCAATTGTTGATATCCCTTGGCGATTGCTGGATGTCGACAAAGGAGCCGCCCTTCTTCGCCATCGCTATCCCTTGAATTTCATTATGATAGGTTCGGGCGGCGTGTCCTCGTCGAGGACCTGGTCCCCATCCTTGGAGATAAGGACGATCCTCGCGGCGCGCTTGTTGGCTGGTTTGAGTCGTTTGACGAAGTCTACGTGCGGCGTGCAGATGCCAATGACTCGGACGCTGCTGTCAACGCGAACTGCGTGTGTAGCTTGGTTGCCGCACACAAAACAGAACTGGTCAAACCTGACCATGGGGCCCTGGTATTCGTGGAAGACATCACCGGCGATAGGAGAACCACACCCATCCTGAGCCAAGCACTTGCTATCAGCCACGCCGAGGTCTTGCGCTCGATGATACTTCTCACACGTAGCGCAGACGACGCTGAGCCCCTGACTTACAGCCAGAGCGACCCTTGTTGCGTCGATAGGCATCTAGCTGTACCGAACCTTCTCCCGGTGCAGATCGCGATACGTGTTGAGGAACATGCCCTCCGGCGGAACATCAGCCTTTTCGGCTGCGCCTTCCATGTCACGGAGCATGCCTTCAATCTCTCTCAGCCGAGAGGCCCGCTCCTTTGCCCGATCTGCCGGGTCAGTGAACATTCGAACCTGCTGAACCTCTGCTCCGGCAGTGGGCGACAGGACGCCTGCCGGGTAGGGAGTCCCATAGGCCTTGGCCATCTCTGGCCCCTCCTTCGGGCAGCCAGCAGGACCGTATGCAGTCTTGCCAAGTTCCGGGTACGACTCGCGCACGTACGCCTCAACCGCCGGACCCGCTGACTGCAAGGCCCTCGCTGCCCAATAGATAGTCTTTGGAACCATGCCTTCGTCCAGGCCTACCCGTGCAAGCGACACAAAGCATGCGCGGTCCACCCCTTCGGGCATCTTGAACTTCGCTGTGACGTCGTTCCATTCCCTGCGAAACGCGGCAGTGCTCTCCGCCATTGCCTGGACCAATGGAAGCAGCTTGTCTCCTGGGATGAGAACCAAGCTCGCGATCCGAGAGACGTCCTCCCATTCCAGCTGAGACAGGCACTCGATGGCCACCTCGTCCATGAGGTCGTTACCAACCAGCCCCTCTGTTACCTGGGCCAGCGTACCTGCTGTCTCCTCGGTAAGGGGTTCTGGCGACGTGCCGCTGAGAACATGACTTACCTCCGAAAGCAGTGACCCGCTGCGGGGTAACTCCACGGAATCAGCGTGCAGTCCTGTTCGGCGGCCAGTCGTCGCATCCCCTGCTGCCTGAGCCTTCTCCTTGGCCTTCTCCTTGGCCTTGCTCACCACATCAGATGTACCGGGAAGATTTTTCTCCGCCGCTGAGGCCGCTCCAGCCTTGACCTTGTCGATGGCCTTGCGACCCCACGCGCCGAGCTTATGGAGAATGCCTGGCTTCTCGTCGCTCTTCTTCGCCCCGGACTTCTCGGCCGATCCTGGGTCGGTTGCCTTCTTGGCCTGCCCCATGGCTCCACGGACAATCCCGCCCGCTGCCGCGCCCGCAACCTGACCGGCGGCGCCCACAGTGTGAAGAACACCGCGCCCAGCCTTCCTTGCCGCCCAGCCTGCGGCCTTCTTCAGGGCCTGACCGGCGCCCTTTAGGGATCCTTTTTTGGTGATCTCCTTGCCGCCAATCTCCTTGGCCTTCCTAAGGACATCGGTGGTCTTCTTACCCGCACGAGCAAGTGCGCTGGGACCCTTGGCTGCCTTTGCCTTGGCGCCCTGTCGAGCCTTCATCGCCTTGATGTCGCCAGCCCTTGTGATGGCGTCAGCCTTTGCCTTGACCTTCGGGTACTCGGGGTGCTTCTTGGCAATCTCCGCCTTCTTGGCCAGCGGATCCTCTTTGCCGATGTCTTTGGCGTGAAGCTTGGCCTGCTTCCGAGCCGACGGTTCCGGGCTGATGATCTTGTGAGCGCTTGGGAAACGCTTCGCCTGGCCCTTCGTGAGCGGCTTGAGCTGCTCCTGGATGTGCTCCGGCATGAACCTGATGCGATGCGGTAGCAAAAGCGCATCAATGAATGCCTCAGCAATCCCGGGCTCACAGTCCAGGGTCAACTCCTCGATAACGCCGAGAAGCTCGGGTCCTGCCCATTCGCAGAACTCACTCATCTCCTCAATGCTTTCAAGGGATTCCTCTGACAGAACCGCGATGACTGCCTCGTCGAGAGGGCCGTCGGCCTCGCTGAAGGCCTCCTGGAGGGCCTCCTGGAGAAGCTCTTGCTCGGTAAGGATTTCTGGTCCTTTGTCGATGAACGGAGCTGGATAGCTCTCATTCAAGACGCTGGTCAGCTCACCAATGAGGCTCGATGAACGCCTCATCAATGACTCGTCGAATGTGGGCGTCACGCCGTACACATTCCTCAAAACCATTGCGACATCGGGGGCCAGTCCGGCCGATAGTCCAGCTGCTTCCAGGTAGGCAACGATGTCCCTCTTGGAGATCGTGTGGTTCTTCTGCAGCTCATTCTCTCTCACGATCTGCTTCGCAACCTGGTCCGGGATGTAGTGAGTCCCAGGAGAAGTCGCCCCCGACGGGTCGAACTGACTCGCGGACCGCTTCCCAAGAAATACCGCCTGGCCGGGGCCGTTTACCATCCAAGTAGTCATGACGCTCTCCTATGGGGGAGTAATCCTCCGCTCGGCACCGAACTGGCTGCGGCGCTTCAGAAACAATCGAAACTGAGTGAACGTGGGCGAATCGTTGATGTGGCCATCATGCTTCGCCTTGATCACGTCAAAGAACATACCCTTTCCCATCGACCAATTGTCATGGTAGGGAGTTCTCCACATCTCAATGATGTCAGACTCGGACGGGTACGGAGCGTTGACCTGATCCAAGTGGGACCGACTCAGGACCACCTGAGCATCCCACTCACGACCAAAGCCAACCTCTTCAGCCAGCGGCTCGTACTCCGGGTACTGGACATAGGCCATAATGCGAAACGGGCCATCGAAGTCTCGCTCCGTCGGCTCGCCGTACAGAGGATCAACCTTTCGACGGTTCTGGACGCTGTTGGTGTCATAGCCGTAGTAGTTCACCTCCACGCCAACCAGATCAATCATGTCCTGATTGATGCAGTCGAACAGTGCGAGTTCACTATCGTCTAAGACCTTACCCATCTACTTCTTCCGTGCCGCCTTGAGGTCCCTCTCGTACCCCGCCACCTTGGTATCGTGATCCTTCTTCCGCGCCTTTGGACCACTGACCTTGCCGCCAATCTTGGTCAGATTCATCCCGCCCTTCTCAATGCGACCGGACTTCTGCAGGCTCGCCCGACAGATAGCGAATGCTCTGCTGAGCTGGTTCCGCGCACCCTTGACCGGCTTGCCGTCTGGCCCCTTGGCTGACTTGCGCATAACGTCATAGACGCACCGCTTCTCCAGCTCCGATGTTCCTTCATCCAGCGCATGAAGCCGCATCAAGGAGCGCACCGTAACGAAGTCCTCATTCCGATCAAGGACGTACTGCCGCTCCTTCTCCCTGGCCTTGGGTGTCGTCATTCTCAGCAAGGCCTTGCTGACTGTCTTGCCCGCCTTCTTTTTGGCCTTGTTTCGCTTAATCATGCGAAACAGCTTCGACGTTCCGAACGTCTCCTGGCTCTTCTGTCTCTGCTTTAGTGGATCGGACTTTCCTTTTGGATCACGACTCCAGTCGATGTCCTGACGCTGACGGTCAGACATCTTCTCCTTCTTCCATCTGGCGCGTTCGTTGAGCATGGCTATTGAGCGAAGAACGGCATCGGCATCGCGCTGCCGTAAAGCTCGTCCTCTAGCTTCTCCATCTCAGCCTTCGACTGAGCAAGTAGAGCATCCCCATTCAAGCTCGTTTGACCCTGGGCCGTTGGCCAGGTGCCGTACTTGCTGCGAATCATCCCCAGGTCGTGCTTTGCCCATGCCAGGGCATAGCGCTTCACCATGTCGTGGTCGCGCTCGGGGAGTTGCTCGATTGTATTGCAGGTACTTTTGTACTCAATGAATGCACGGCCGCCACCCTTCGGATTGGGCAACAGCATCAAGATCTTCTTGTGCGGAAAGTAGAACCAGTTCCGCTCAGCATTCAGCAGCCGCTTCGCCATCTCCACATACTGCAAAGACTGCGTGAACGAACTGTAAAGTCCGACCGAGCTGGGCGCGGCGAACGCGTTGTACGGGATCTTCTCGTCCGCAATGATATGCGGCGCAAAGATGAGCGAGATGTCGAGCGGAGACACCTGAAATGCAACATCGATGACCGCATCGCAGTCATCGGGCATCTTGTACTCGACCTGTCCAGCGAATAGGTCGATTGTGATATCTCGGTCGACGCCCTTCTTGGCAGCGAACCAGCGCTTCGCCTCTTCGACGGCGTCGTCGAGCTGACTATCGTCTAGCTCAACCTTCGCTATCGGGGCTCCCAGCCTCCGCGTTATCCAACGCTTCAGCTGCGCCTCCGTCATCAGGCGTTCCGCTGCCATCGCTCACCTCCGCTGCTTTCTTTTTCTTCTTCTTGCGACTCTTCGCAGCGGACCTGGCAGAACTTGCCACCGAAGTCGCTTCGCCTTCGTCGCTTGAATTGACGGCAGCTTCCTTGGCCAGCTCACCAACGGTCTTTGTCGGAGCAGGCGGGGGTGATAGCTTCACAGCCTTGGCCAGCTCTTCCTTGGACTCCTGCTTGTCAGGCGTCGCTGCGGCGCCGGTTTCTACGATGTAGCCCAGGGCCACGTAGGGGGACCAGTCGTTCGCCTCGTCGTTCTCGACTACTTCGCCTTCGCCAAGGAAACGCCCAGACTGATCTGGGTATGGAACGGGTCCGCAGTTATCGGCCTTGCGATACGCCATCAGTAGTCCTCCGTGTCGAGCAAAGCGAGATCGACCTCAAGCTGCTTGAGTCGGTCGTTTGCCTCTCGTGCTGTTTCTCTGACCTCCTGAAGATTGGCGCTCATCCTGTCTGCCATTTTGGAGATCTTTGCGACTGTTTCTTTGTGCCGGGCAATACCCTCGGCGACTGTCTCTACGTGCTTGCCATTGGCTCCATTGACACCATTGGACTTTGGCTGTGAATCGGAACTCGTTGACGAGTTCTCTTTCCCGATACCCAGCGTTTCCATCTCTCTAATCACATCTGCTGGAGCAGCCATAGTACCTCCACGACAACGCTCAAAAGCTATCACACTTGTTGTGATAACACTACCAACCCAACGGAACCTAAAAAGAAAGCCCGGAGGTAAAAACCCCCGGGCTTCCGTTCACTTACTCAGCCTATCGGCTTACAGGCCGGTGAAGGTTACCCGACCGTAGTACTCGCTACGGAGAACCTTCTTGCCGTACCTGGTCCTCAGTCCCTTGCGGAAGCTGAAGTCAGCCGGATCGAGGAACGTCGGGGTGACCTGCAGCGGGATGTATGGAGCCCACACATACCCGGCGTCCAGGAAGCTCGCGCCCTTGAGACCGACGAGCATCTTGTCGGACTCGAAGAACGGATCTTCGTAGACCACCCACTTGTTCATCAGGGTACCTACTTTGTAGATACCGAACTGACCATGCTGGGTCAGTGGACGCGGCATGTCTGCCGGGCCGTAGGGGCTCGCGCCACCGGAGACCCACAGAGGCCGGAAGTCGCCGTGCGTGGTCAGCTGCGCAATGCGAGCCGAGATCTCAGGCGAAGTCACGAGGAAGTTCGCCGGAGCACGCAGGGTGTCCTTGTGGATGAAGTTGGAGATCTTGCTGATGGTCGTGATCATCGACCGCAGGTGGTCGATCTCGCTGATACCAGCAGGCGGGGTGAGAGAGAACGTGTCCGTACGGCCGGTAGCCGAAGTCACGAACAGGTCGTTGATGATCTCGCGGTCGATTTCGAGCGCGATCTCCTGGGCGATACCCGAGACCAGTTCGGTCTCAGCGTCCAGGCCGTGGAAGGCCCGGAGGTCTTCTGCGGCTTCCGACGACCAAAGAGCCTTGAGGCGACGCGGGATCGCTTCGATCGGCTGCTTGGTGATGTCGAGGTTGACCTGCGGGATCTTGGTGTTCAGCTCACCATCGTAGAAGTACCGCGCCACGATGCTGTTCCCAGCCGCCGGAGCAGCCGTGAACTTGAACGCGGTGACCGCGCCCGAGCCGTAGTTGATGGCGCCAGCGGCGACGTCACCAGTGAATCCGCCAGAGGCGTCATCGGTTGCCGTCTGGATGACGGTGCCAGTGGCGTCCACGTCGAGGACCTGGACCGAGAAGCCCAGCGCCGCGTTGAGTGGGCGAACCGGAGTCCACGCCAGGACAGCCGTCATGGCCGCGCCTGCGCCGCCGAATGCAGCGCCGTCACCCGTTGCGAGAGCCTCGTCACGCACGAACTCCGG